ATCACAGTTCATGAGAATCAGGACTTTATCACCTTCAAATCCTGATGCGTTGATGGAATTAACCCAATACTTTAATTTCGACCAATCGTAATTGGTCGCACAACCCACAATACAATCCTTCATAATATCTCCAATAATTTATTTTCTGTCTGTTACTTTCCAGTTTCCTGTGAATTTTTTAAATTGTTTTATGCTTTGTCCTGGTGTGTCACTCAAATATTTATCACGTAGTTCTGGGCGACCCCATTCACCAGCACCAGCTTTTGATACAAATTCTTGTTCTTCATTCATACCCTTGATTCTTGTTACTGAACCATCTGGCTTTGCAAAGTATGCTTCAAACTCTACATTCTTAAACTCATTTTTCAAGCGCAAAAACTCTTTAAGATTTGTCATGCTATCATCAAACAAACGAACACGTGTAAATTTACCTTGCTTCAAATAATTATAGATGATAACATATTTTGCTTGTGCTGGCGCAAAGCCTTTCAACTTTCCAGCACGTTCCACTCTCACTTTATCAATGTCTAGACCATACTGGCGGAATGTATCAAGAAACGTTTTCTTATCATCAAAATCATCACGTGCTGTCAAAATAATCATTTGACTTCCTGGTTTATTCACGACATTACGCAAAATAGCTTTTGCCTTAGCGAACATCTTCGCAATTGGTTTTGATTCTTCTTTGAACTTCTTAGCATCACGAAACTGACCATAATCAAACTCTTCACCTTTCTTTAGTTGATAGGTATTGTATTCTTGATTTGTTAGTTCACGCACAACTTTACCATTAATCTTAACAGCAATCTTTGCTGTAGTGTGCATTAGTGTGTCATCAATATCAAATATCGTTAGACCAGCACCTTCTTTTCGTTCTGTTAGAAATTCTGTAAATGTTTTCATACGGCAAATGATGAACCACAACCACAGGTTGCAGTTACGTTAGGATTTTTGATTGTAAAAGAGTCACCCATCAAATCTTTCTTATAATCTATTTCCGCATCATTTAAATAACTCATACTCATAGAGTCAATTACCACACCAACACCATCTCTTTCAAATGTGAAGTCATCATCTGCTGGTGGTAGTTCTTCTAAAGAAAAACCATATTGAAAACCTGTACAACCACCACCTTGTACAAACACACGCAACTTCAATGAAGGATCTTCTTCATCGATGATAGATTTTATTTTCTTTGCTGCTGCTTCTGAGATAGTAAACATCAGTCTCCTTTATTACCTCTTACTAAGATAATCGCAAAAATAGTAACAAACAATAAAACCAATAAATCAAAAGCACTCATGTTACCCTCTAGTCAAAGTAAGAATTTTCTGCATCTGTTTCTCAATCATTGGACCACGATTAGGCCAGTGAATGTATGGTTGGTTTGCTGTTTTATATAGATTTGTCAGAAAAGGCATAATGATTTTTTCTACTTGCTGTAACCTTGCTTTATATTCTTCTACAGTTTCATCTTTCTCAGCAATAACTGCTTGATATTCAACTTCATCTACTGTACTAAAACCAAAGTCATCATCACCATATTCTGCTAAAATTTTATTGATATCATATTCCATTATTTGTCCCACGCTTTCTGTGCTGTAAAGTTTTTATGGCTGAACTCTAATCTGTCTACAAGTTTCAATGCTTTACCAACGTGGTCAACAGCAACGAAACCTTCTGGAGCGGTAATACGAAAACCATCATCGGTGCGAACAAATGTACCGATGCTTCTAATTGTTTCTAACTTACGTACAATCATAAGTTTAGCATCAACGAGCAAATTCATCAAGTCAAATATTTGTTTTAACTGGATAGCGTTTGAACGGTAGAATCGCATAACTTCATTTTTTTCTTTTAAACGCTTTTGTTTTGTATCCTCTTTCTTAGCTGCTAACACTTCTTTGTTCAATCTAGCTTCTACCCAATTGATTAATTCTTGGGTATGTAATCTTGTGTCAGCAATCTTTTTACCTTCACGCACTTTTGTATTATTAAACGTTTTTATTTGTGTTAGAAACACTTCTGATGCTGCTATACGGTTCAACGTCAGTGCTGGTATCGATTGGAATACACGACCAGCTTGTGAAAGAATAGAGGTTAAAGAAGCAGTTTCTTCTTCAGTGAATGTTGCTGAACCAGAAGCATCGGTAAATGAAGCATCACGAAACCAAACATCTTTGGTTGTTTTTAAATGTCCAATATCAATATTGAACGATGCTTTCATTGTCTCAAGTGTTTTACCAGAGTATGATGTATGGAATACCACGCCAATTTGTGCAGCAAGCATTGATTGTGCCAACTTTGATTTTGTTGGGACAGCATATACGATTGTATTTGGTTGAAAGATAATATAATCTTCTCCATCGATTGTCTCATGTTCAATGTCTCCTTTAGAAAACATCATGTCACCTTGTAGCACACCTTTGATTCCAAGTTTAGGTAAGAATGCTAAAGCTAGTTTCAATTTCTGATTGAGACCTTCGCCTGGGTGATTAGCATCAATATCTTCATCCGTGTAATTTAGTTTTGCGTTTTTAGCAAACACAGACTTTGTACCAACAAAGAATTTACCATTCTCAGGATTTGTACCAGCAAAGATAGCAGGTGCTCCATCCCACTTTGTTGTGACATTCATTTTTGTGCCAGTGTGACCAGCAAGCATATCACGCAACGAACGTAAAAAGTTAATTGCTTCACGTGCGCCTGTCACACCAGCATTTAAGACATTATCTTCTAAATGCTCTAGGTGAACATTCTTACCTTCTTTAGACTCTACTAAAAATTCTGTGAATTTCATTTTTTCTTGTAAGCACCCATTTTTATAAATGCGTTAGTTTTGCCTTGAGGATTTTTTCCACCAGTATCAGTAAAAGTTATATTACCTTCAAGAATAGTTTGTCCTGTTGATGATTTGAAAATAATGTTAGCATTATTTGTTTGTTTGTTTCTCTCAAGAGTTAAATTAAATTCACCTTGAAGTTGTTCCAACATTTGTCGCAACTCTTTTGATTTTCTTGAAGAAATAACACTTTGTTTTTTATCTCCAATGGCAGCATAAAAATCTTCTTCACTATCCAAACCTAATATTTTTAAAACACGTTTATTGACCACTTCTTTATTATTCTTATAGTATCTATTAAATATACCAACGATCAATTCAATAACTTCACCATGTGTTTTCTTAGCTACCGTTCTAGCAGCTTCCTTTGTTTTACCTTTATCCATTTGAGTTTTGATTATTCCCTGTAACTCATATAGACGATCTAATTCTTTTTTAGAACCATAATCTTTAGCAAATTTTTGTATGAACACATCAGATTTTTTAGTATCAAATGATCCTTCATCATAAAATAAATCTTTAACAAGTGATATAAAAGTTTTGTTAGCAAGATTGATGTTTGGTGTTTTATATGCTTTAAGTGAAGCAGCAATACGATCAACTATTTCACGCTTTGACATTTTACCTACAGTCAAAATTAAATCAGATTTGCTAATACCTTTTTCTTCAACACCAGTTAAATGAATGTCAAATTGTAATGTATTAAAGTCATTACCATTTAAAATTATGTCATCGAAAATTTGTTTAGCAAGAGCATAGCCAGAAGATTCCATTCTAGCCATTTCACCAGGCAAAGATTTTTTATCTTTATCACTTAAATCTGCTGTTGTGATTTCTTTTTTCTTTTGAATCATTTGCGCTTTGAGAACAGAAGGTTTTGATCTTTCTGTAGTCAAATTACCACCAGCACTATCAATTAATTTTGATAATTCATAGCCTGTTACATACTCAGAGTAATAACCAAGGCGGGACTTTAAATCAAAATCAGCTTCTTTCATCATATTCATGTTAATTCTCACAGTAGTTTTTTGACCAAAACCAAGACCGTTTATCGCATTTCTAACTTTATCAATAATATAATTGAATAACGATTTTAATGGTTTTAAAATGTCGAGCTTAAACTCGTTTAGTGTTTTTTTAGTTTTCATATTATATCTCTATTGCTTTGGAACCAATAAGCAGTTTTGGCATAATTAAAACTCTAACACCAGAGTATGTTTTTCCACCTACTTCATAATTTCTCCCACTTGTATAACGAGCACCAATAATTGCTGTATAACCATTTGATTCGAATTCAGATACATCTGGATTCAAACTCATTGATGCTGAGAAAGATAACACATGGTTTTTTCCCATTAATCTTAAAATCGCATCACCTTGCCCAATCAAATGAATATTATCTTCAGTGTACGTTTGTGAACCAAACTCAGGACCATAAATTGCTTTACCAATTAAAGTTTTGTCTGTTATAGTTCTATAGTATCGTAGTTTTTTATTTACAATCGATTTGTGGATTTTTGAAATAGATTCTAAAAAGAGAGTTACATTTTCATCTGCTGAGATTGATCCTCTTTTTGTTCCGTCTGCTTTGGTTGTGATACCGCTATATTGTTGGAAACCTTTAGCATCTCTACCCATCTTGTGTGATATAAAACACACATCATAAAACTTTTTAGTGGTTTCGTTATAACTAACCAGCACTATATCTGCTTTTGGTGTACCCGAAACTTTGTTTGCTCCATATACTTCTTTAAAGATATGTGTGCCCACTTTGATGTTAATAGGTCCACCTTGCGCTACGATATACTTGTTAATTTGCTGTAAAACCTCAAGTTCACCACGTTCAGTCGAAGTCGGAGTGTTCAGTGTATATTCAGGATCTAATTTTTTAAACTTGTGTAGTAGTCCATGAGTTTTTAGTGAACTGGGCATAAATTCTCCAATAATCTAGGTTATTAGAGTATTTATACTTTAAAGCCTCCGAACTTGTCGCCACCAGAACGTCTTTCACGATCACCAAATGTATTCAGAGGTTTATCGTCAACTTGACCCGTGTCCACCAAATCATCTTGTGCTGACTGTTCTACATCATACAGCTTCATCTTAGCTCTGTCAATACCTATGACGAATCTTTTGTAATATGTCGGATCATTGTATCGATTCTTCAGTTGCTTAATCATTAACTGATTCAATTGTTGCAACTCTTCTGTGCTTATCAAAGCAAACATAAAATCCGCTGTTGCTGGTAGCCCGAACGATTCAGAAGTGTCCTCTAGACCCGGATCCGAGCTTGTGAAGCCGCTTCTGGTAGTTTGTGTAGCTGAGACTATAGGGACATCGAATTCGACCGCTAGACCCCGCAATTCCTCTGCTATAGCCTTAATATAAGAATAACTGTTTACGTTAGCACCAGGCTTGATTCTAGCACTTGCACAAATGTTAAGATAGTCAATAAAGATGATATCAGGTTTGAAACTCTTCTTTAGTTGTAATTCATTTAACAAAGCACGAAAATGTAACGCTGATGCTGCTGCTGTAGGATACTCTTTGATGATCAGTTTACCTTGTGTTTGTACTCTCAGTGCTGAGAACTTACGATCATAATCTTGTTTGCTGATAGCGTTCAAGTCTGCGATATCGATGTTCAGTAGGTTCGCATCAATACGTTCAGCAATACGCTCTTCAGCCATTTCCATCGTGATGTACAACACATTCAATCCTTGTGACAAACAAGAACCAGCAACGTGGCACATGAACAGTGATTTACCAACACCAGTACCAGCAAGAGCAATGTTCAGTGTTTTCTTTGGTAAACCACCTTTGGTAATCTTATTGAACAGATCAAGATCAAATGGTATCTTGGTTTCATGTCGATGATAGAAATCAAAACGAGCATCAGCATCATCCATGTAGTCGTGACCCACAGATGAATCAAACGATACACCAAGCGCATCACTAAGCATCTTTGGTATCGAGCCTTTGTCATCTTTCAATGTTTTGTCATCAAGAATCTTTACAGATTTCATGATAGCATTATACAGAGCACGATCTTGACAGAACTTCTCTGTCTGATTGATTAGCCAGTCAACATCAGTTGGTTCTTCTTTATCTGCGTTAATTTCACGAACAAGTTGAACAGCATCACGAACTTGCTCTTCAGTCAAGCTCTTTGATTCTGTAAAGTTGATTACGATTGATTCATATGTAGGAAGGTGCTTGTACTGCTGGATGTGTTCATTGATTTCTTTGAACACATTTTTTTCTGTAGTATCTGAGAAGTATTCTGTTTTGATGAAAGGAAGTATTTTACGTGCGTAGTCCTCATTAAACAGCAGGTTCTTCAGAATCGTCGTTTCTAATCTCTTCATATCGATTTTCTTGGCTCATTAGAATATCCGTTAAAATGTCTCCGATGAATGTGTGAAATTCTTCATCAATAATCAGATCATCTATAGGAATAGTTGGTGATGATACTATTGTGTAACTGAACTGTAAACGAGCAAGTTCACCTTCTTCGTTAATTCGTGCTTTACCATAATGATAAAGCACACCAGCAAACTTGCCTGTTTTGATTCCGACTCCAGTTATGTCACCTTCATCGGAATCGATCAAAACATAATCAACATTATGCTTCGGCATCTTCGGTTTCTTCCAGAACGTTATCTTGTCCCATAATGCTGCTATATGTGATTTCATATTTCTTCCTTACATATTCTTTGAACTTCTCACTTGAAAGAATATCAGACCAGAACTCTTCATTTTGTGTATCAGCAAAACGCTTCTTCTCAAGTATCTCACCAGTATCCTGATCTACTTTAGCGTACCATCCATTAGAAGGTTTGGTAACGAAATTGCCTTCGAGTGCAATATCCAGTAAACCAGACCACTTGTTAATACCACCGTCAAAAGATACAGTGACAGGGATTTTAGATTTTTCACGGACATATCTACTCTTCTCTACGTTGATTATGAAATTGTACCCAACAACTTCTGTGCCATCTTTGTCTTGTTGACGACCAAGAATCCAGATTGTGTCTGCTGAATAATAAGAACCTGTACCACCACCAACAATGTCTTTAGGATAAAGACCAATTTCTTTGTATGTGTGATTCACAACCACCATTGGTATATCTTTGAGTGTGAGATGTGGTGTCACCATACGGAACAAACTCTTAATCTGTTTCGCACGACTCATATCAGCAACAGTTTTACCTTCAACAGCATCATCAACTTCTTTCTTTGACGCTAGATTACCAATAGAATCTAGAATAATAATAACACGATCACCTTTTTCAATGTTCTGTAATTGACTCATGATATCATGCTTCAACTGTTCAACATCGGTAATCGGTGTGTGTAGAACTCTCTCTTTATCAATATCAAAAGCATCAAAATAAGACTGTGGTGTGCCAAACTCTGAATCATAGAACAAAACAACAGCGTCATCATATTTGTCCATGTATGATTTTGCCATTAGCAGAGCAAATGCTGTTTTAAAGTGTTTTGATGGACCAGCAAACATCGTCAGTCCTGGTGTCAAACCACCGTCAAGTGAACCAGAAAGTGCCACGTTAATCATTGGCACTCCGGTTGGTATCATATCTTTATCAGTAAAAAACTTTGATTTAGAAAGTATTGCGCTTTCTTTAATCGTTGATGCTTTCTTCAGTTTATCAAGTACGCTCATTCATATCTCCAATATCTGCGATTTTATCTTTGGGAATAGTAACTTTATCATCAAAGAATGATTCTAAACTATTCGTTGGTGTGATGTCAATCTTTTTCTTCTTTACAACCTTTTTTATTGGTGTAGGTTCTAATTCTTCTTTCTCTTCTTTGATTCTACGGTATGTTTGATTTGCTGCTATCAATAACAACACAGCAAGTGGGTCAAACACCACAATGATGACAAAAATTACTAAACGAACTGCTTTATCAATCAAGTCACGATCTTGTGTGCCATACACAACTTCAGCCACATATTTTATAGGTCCCAAGTCCGACTCAGCCTTCTTAATCTCCAACGATAACGGCATCTTGTCCTCGTTAAGTTTCTGAATCTCTTTTCGAAGCCTTGCATTCTCCGAAGCGATTCTCTCACGGTCTTTCTGTTGGGCTTTACGAATTTGGGACGATTTCTCCGCACCTTTCTCATCTTTCGACCTGCCCAATATTTGATCGACAGCCTCATCATATTGTTTAAGGTTCTTGTCATTCCTTTCAATGGTCGCTTGGAGCGCCTTGATCTTTTCGTCATAGATTTCTACCTTTGCTACTTGAGGTGCTACGGTACTTGAATGTTCAATATGTGCTTTTGAAAGATAGCCAAAAATTCCCATTGAAGTAATTCCCATCAAGAGAACTACAGCAATGAGAAAATATAG